GGTAGATGCACTCACAGCGAACCCAACATTGCACAGGTGAGTGGCGACCACCGTGCCAGAGAACTGTGGATTCCATACGAAGGTTATGTACAGCTAGGTTCTGACCTATCTGGTCTTGAACTCCGAATGCTTGCACACTTCATGCACAAGTATGATAATGGCAAATATGCCGATGTTCTCCTTAACGGTGATATTCATACTTATAATCAGAAGGCAGCAGGTATTGAGTCAAGAGCACTTGCTAAGTCTTTTATCTATGCATATCTCTATGGAGCGGGTGATAAAAAGATTTCTCTAGTACTTAATTGCAGCGTGAATCAGGCCGCTAGGCTACGGGACAAGTTCCAAAAGGAGATTCCTGCGCTTGCCAAAGTACAAGAGGAAGTGAGATATCATGCACTAAAGCACAACGCAGTCATCTTGCCCGATGGTCGCAAGGTTCCAGTTAGGTCAGAACATGCTGCGCTCAATACGCTACTACAGGGTAGCGGCGCTATCGTAAGCAAGTACTGGATGGTTCTTGCTAATCATAAACTGAACAAGCTTTACCCCGGTAAGGCTCATCAGATGGCTTATGTACACGACGAACTACAGTATGCAGTTTGTCCTACAGAAGCCGACAACATTGGTAAGCTAGTTACATCCTGCGCTACAGATGCAGGGGAACGGCTGGCTATTAATATACCTATCGCAGCTGAGTATAAGATTGGTAAGAACTGGTCTGAGACTCACTGAGGTATGGCTCCGTGGCGAAACAGGCAGACGCAGTGGACTTAAAATCCGCCGCCTAACGGCATGGGGGTTCGATTCCCCCCGGAGCTATTGAAAGGAGCTTTTATGGATAAACTAAACATTTATATTGCAGGGCCAATGCGTGGCTATACTAATCACAACTTTGATGCTTTTATGGAGGCAGATAGAATGCTCCGCTCTAAGTGGAGTTCTATGGTTGGTGTTATCTTCAACCCAGCCCAAATGGATCTTGATGAAGGCTTTGATCCTTCTCAAGCGGTTGATACCAAAGAACATCTTAAAGGTTGTATGACTAGAGATTTGAATGCTATTCTAAAATCGGATGCTGTTTATATGTTGACTGGGTGGGAAAAGAGCGAGGGTGCTAAGGTTGAACACGCCCTTGCCGTATACTTGGGGCTAAGGATATTCTATGAAACATAAAGCAAGAGTCGTTTATTATAACCTAGAACGCGGAGATAAGTGGGCCAAGTTAATATCATGGCTTGTCTATATCTTTGCAGGATCTCGTTTGAATCATGTACATATTGAACTACCTGAAGCAAACATCAGTTACTTTGCTACTCTTTATAGAGGAGTTCGTGTTCTACCCATTGGAGCGGTTCGGGCTAAATATGGTGATCCCGTGTTTACCCAAACGGTTGTAATAGACTACAATGCTTTGCCTAATGATGTAGAAAAGAAATGGAATAAAGAAACAGTAACACATTGTTTATTCTGGCATCTACTTGGAAGATACTTTAACATGCCAGTCCCACATACTTGTGGAAAGGTTACAGCCGATATCCTAAGAGATAGCGGGTATCCTATACCACAGAATATAATTGAACCACACAAAATACTAAAGGAGGTAACAAATGCTAATGCTCTTTTTATCCGGCAAGGCAAGAGTTGGAAAAACAACAGCAGCCAAACTACTAGCTGAGCTGTTATATAAACAAGGATATAAGCCTATTATACTTCCTTTTGCTGCTGCTCTTAAGGCCGAAGTTGAAGCTACTGGTCTTACTAAAGAGTCTGACCCAGAACAATATAGACTTGTATGCCAGAAGATGGGTTCAGATCGCCGTAGAGAAAACCCCGATTACTGGGTAGATAAGTTCCTTGAGTCTGTTTATAAGGTTCTTAAGGAAGAAAATAGTGAAGAAGATGTACCCGAAAGAGTTATCATTGTTGATGACTGTCGGTATCTTAACGAACTAAATCTAGCACCACGGTTTAACGCCATCAAGATATTCATATCACACGGTGATCGCCGTTTGATGGAACATGATGAACCGTGGCGTTTGCATGAGTCAGAAGACATGGCAAATAGAACAGAAGATAACGACAAAGACTATAGAGAGATGTATCACTTTGTTCTACGCAACGATAAAGACGAGAAGTCTTTTAAGAAGAAGATAAACAATTACTACAATATCATCATGGACTGTGCATATAATATTATGCTTGAGCCACTGTGCGAGTGTGAGTTGTGCATGGCTACCCGGTATGATCGTAATGTAGATATGAATGTGTTGAATGAACAGATTATTGATACCCTGAAAGAAGCTTTCCCAGATACAGATGAGGAGTACGAAGATGACGGAGCCTAAAGTAGCTATCCTAGACGGAGACATTCTAGCATACCGAGCAGCTTTCTTTGTGGAGACTGAGGGCATTGAGTACCTAGAAGAGCGGCTTAACTTTGACATTGCTTCTTGGACACCCCCCGGTGTCGAGAAGGTTTACATTGCCCTATCATGCTCAAGGTCTGATAACTATAGGAGGGACTACTGGCCTCAATACAAAGCCCATCGGGACATCAACAAGCACACACCAGAAGCCCTCCCAGAAGCCGAGCAATATGTTCGGACCCTTGGGACACCCCTGAGTGTTCCAAGGCTTGAGGCGGACGATCTGATGGGTATGATGGCCTCCTCAGGCAAGGCCATAGCCGTAACCATAGACAAAGATCTACGGTCTGTACCGGGCTGGCATTGGAACCCCGATAAGGAAGAGGCTCCGGTACTGGTAGACGAGGCTCTGGCTGACCGGAACTTCTATACCCAGTGGTTAACCGGGGATTCTACAGACAATGTACCCGGTATATGGAAACTGGGGCCAAAGAAGGCTGCTGCCCTGCTTGACAGCACCCCGCCACAGAACTGGCCTGCCCTAGTACTGGCTACATACGAGCAAAAGAAAGACAAAGACGGTAATAATTACAACCTAGATTACGCTATTTCGCAGGCTATTTGCGTAAGAATCCTGCGAGATGGGGAGTATAACAAAGAAGATAAGACTATCCGCGTGTACCAACCTTACTGATAGTTGGGGCTACGGATACATAAACCAAGGAGAACACTAATGGATAATACATACGATTGTAACACTAATACATTTAATAATCTTACATCCCTTACAGCTAGTAGCTTTAACTATACTGAAGCTGCGGTGACTTACACCGGGGCATACCAGCCATTCTACGCTACTGGTGGATCTGCCGGGGTAGATCTGGCAACTACCAGCGACTTCGTGATAGAACCACATGCCAAGATGAAGATACCCCTAGGTATCAAAATGGCAATCCCAGTTGGCTATGTTGGTCTACTGATTGGTCGTTCTAGCATGGGTGCTAAGGGTCTTGTACTGGCTAATGCTGTTGGTGTTATTGATTCGGATTACCGAGGTGAGATCATAGCTCTAATGCATAATACAAATAATTTCCCTGTTTCAATAATGAAGGGTGATAGAATTGCCCAGTTATTGATTATGCCCGTTGCTCAACCCAAGTTTGTAATTGCTAATGAACTTGATGATACAGCTAGAGGCACTGGTGGTTTTGGTTCAACAGGAGAATAATATGAATACATTTCAGAAGTTTATTGCTATATCAAGATACTCACGGTGGTTGCCCGAAAGCAACCGTAGAGAAACATGGGATGAAACTGTGGATCGCTGGTGGGCTTACTTCACCAGTAAGGCTCCACAGTTAAACGAGCGTCCTGATATTCGGGATGCCATCCTAAACCTAGAAGTACTTCCTAGCATGCGTGGTTTAATGACCGCTGGTCCCGCGCTTGATAGAGATCACACTGCCCTGTATAATTGTAGCTATCTAGAAATTACAAGCTATCAGTCTTTCGCTGAGCTTATGTATATTCTAATGTGCGGTACAGGCGTAGGCTATTCTGTGGAACGCCGCTGTGTAGAGCAGCTACCAGTTGTTCCAAAGAATATTGTAAAAGATTTCAACACCGTGTTTGTTGTTGAAGATTCCCGTGAAGGTTGGTGCAATGCCCTCAAGCATCTGATGTCCAACCTATATGACGGCTTGCACCCCAAGTGGGACACTAGCCTAGTCCGTCCTTCAGGAAGCCGTCTAAAGACATTCGGTGGCCGTGCAAGCGGTCCTGCTCCGCTGGAGGAAGTGATGCGGTTTATCGTAGGCGTGTTCTACAAGGCCCAAGGCCGTAGACTAACTCCATTGGAGTGCCACGACATCTGCTGCAAGATTGCTCAGTCTGTTATTGTTGGTGGTGTACGCCGCTCAGCAATGATCTCACTCAGCGATCTATCGGACAGAGAGATGGCTACTTGCAAGAGTGGTGCTTGGTGGGAAACAGCAGGCCATCGTGCCTTGGCTAATAACTCTGCCATCTACAACTGCAAGCCACCCCTAGGCCAGTTCTTGGAAGAATGGACTTCATTGTATAACTCACATTCAGGTGAGCGTGGTATTTGCAACCGCGAAGCAATGAATCTAATTGCTGCCAAGAGTGGTAGAGCCGTGTCCAACTACGGTACTAACCCCTGCTCAGAGATCATTCTAAAGCCAAACGAGTTCTGCAACCTATCAACAATTGTTGTTAAGGCTACAGATACCGTGGAAACACTGGCTAGAAAGATTGAACAGGCTACCATCATTGGAACAATCCAGAGCATGTTCACCAAGTTCCCTTATCTGAATGATGAATTCAGAAAGAACTCTGAAGAAGAGCGTCTACTTGGCGTATCCATGACTGGTATCTTTGATAACAAACTAACTAGCGGCCAAGAAGGTTATGCAAAGCTAGCGTATGCCTTGGAAAAACTCCGAGACATTGCTACTATTACTAACCTCAAGTGGGCTGATAAGCTTGGCATTACCCCAAGTAAGTCTATCACATGCATTAAGCCAGAAGGTACAACCTCCTGCCTAGCTGATGCATCTAGTGGGTTACACCCACGCTATGCTGAATTCTACTATCGTAGAGTCCGCATTGATAAGAAAGACCCACTGTATAACATGATGGCCGATAGCGGTATTCCAGTAGAAGATTGCGTAATGAATCCAGCTAGTACTGCCGTGTTTACCTTTGCTCAGAAAGCCCCACAAGGTTCAATCACCCAGAAAGAACTGACGGCTATTGAGCATCTTAAACTATGGAAAGCCTATCAGGATCATTACTGCAATCACAAACCAAGTATCACTGTCAACTATACTGACAATGAGTTTATTGGAGTAGGTCAATGGGTGTGGGATAACTTTGATTCAATATCAGGTATCTCTTTCCTGCCCAAGTCAGACCATGTTTATGCTCAAGCTCCCTTTGAAGAGATTGATGCAAGAACATACAACATGCATCCCAAGCCAGATGTTGATTTTAATAAACTGTCAGATTATGAGAAAGAAGATACAACTAAGTCTTCACACACAATGGCATGTACTGCCAATGGTTGTGAGCTAGTCTAAGGAGAACAACATGGATTCAATGCTTAATACAATTATTACAAAGATCAAGATTGGGTCGGCTCTGTCTAATGCAGAGCTGGCCCTAGTCTTTACCGAAGTGTTTAAAAAGACAGAAATATTTCAGGAAGAAATTACAAAATTAAAGGATAAAATAAATGACCTCGAAAGAGTTTCCAAGAATCGACCCAGAGTTGATAGAGAAGCTTGATAAAATTTATAAGCCTCTTGATTATGATCCTGATTTATCTGTCGAAGAATTTGTCAGAGCCTCTGCTTACAGAGCTGGGCAAATATCTGTAGTAGAAAAGCTTAAACTTATTCTTAAACAACAAATGAAAGAGAGGTAATACATGGGTTCACCTAAAATTAGTGGCGGTATGTCACAAGCTGAATACTCTGCATTATTGGATAAACAGAGAGCTGACTCAGAAGCATCGGAAGCTAGAATGAGAGATTTCTATGACGAACAAATGCGTAAACAAGAAGAAACAGCTAGAAAACTTATGGAAGATATTCA